TGCGTATGTGAATGCGTCCGATGCTGCGTCAGAGTATTTTTTCTGCGGAGCTGGAGGGTCTATTGTATAAGTATTGAAAAATAAATTTTCTGCGTATCCAAGGTGGAAACCAATTCCGTCAAGTCCTTTGGGGATAATTTTATCCTCCTCTTTTGCTATGTTGCCAAGCGGCAAAGAGTTCACGTCTACGTCAAACCTAGTGACCTCTACTGACGCCGCAAGGTCAGAGCGCAATACAGGCAGATCATCAAGGCTCTCGACTTCTGTTTTTACAAAATACGTTCCGGGAATCGTCGGAATGACTAAAGAATTTTGGCTGCTCGGAAGAGGATCAGCTATAGGATTGCTGTTTTCCCAAGTAGCTGCGCTTGTGCCGTCAACGTAACTATCGATCAAGTAATCCTTAACAACATAAGCGTCTTCAGTCAGGCGCGGATCGTAACGCACTAAAACCTTGCCCCCGTTAACGACGGAAGGGTCGGTGAGAGCGGGCCAACGCAAAACGCCGTTAAGATCCGACACCCGCTCGAAGGAAAGAGATTGAATATTTTGCGGAAGTTTTCTCGAAGACCCTACCACTTCATACGTAATTGCCGCCTCAGGGCCTCTAAACAACCCTTTGATAGGAGTCACGCGTATTTCATACAATCCTCTTTTTGCGTCTGGAATATCGATTAAATTACTTTGGGTCGAAAGCGTAGTGAAGTTTTCGTCTTCATGGCGGTAACTGACCTCGTAAACAATTGCCTGGCGTACGCTTTGCCAAGCAACTGAAATTTTGACAGAGCGGCGACCGTTTATATCAGAAACAACTTCCTTGACTTTCTCTCCGCTCTCAATGGTAACCGGCAAAACTCTCAAATTCTGAACCGCTCCAGGTGGTTCGTTCAAATTGGTGACATCAAACCTTTCCAGCGGCTCGTCTGATTCAATGTTTGCGTACTTGGATCGGTTGTAAGAAAGGGCTTTTACGTTATACAGAACCCCATCTTCTTCCTCTACGCTAATAACTCGCCAAGTTGCCGGCCTAACATCTGATCCGCTTCTAGCGTTGTCAATATATAGCGCCTGATTCCCCTCGCTGTAAAGTACATAGCCAGCGGCAACGTACTCGGTTCCGCTTAATCCTGTTGATTCAAGCAGCCAAGCACTATTAACAAATGGCTGAATAGTATACGCCTGCTCAACCGTAAGCTGGTCACTTATGATGTACCTATCCGGCGAATCGCTAATGTATAGAGCGTCTACATATAAGCCCCCGCTGATAACCGCTCGGGACTCAGTGCTGCCATCAGGTAGCACGACATGCAATAGCGAGCCGCTGCCATAAGCTAGGTCAGTGGAAATAGTATCCACCGTAAAGGTATTGCCATTTACTGCCTTGATTAGGCCAGAAAACCGCTCTCCAGTCTTGACTTGATCTGAAATTAAAATCACGTCGCCGGGTCGTACTACAATTCCGGCCTCGATGGAACAAGTAAAACCAACGACATCGCGCTCAAACTTTTCTGTATGCAGAATCCACCGCCCCAGTCGCGCTGCCTGACCACGACTTGTGCAGCCAAACGCTTCGACATCCTTACGCACTACGCCATACTTTGAAATCCCTTCTTGGTCCTCGATATATTCATACCGTACATCTTGCGAGGGGATGTCTAAATACGAAACTCCGACAACCGTGGATCTTTGCTTTAAGCTGCTGCCCGTATAGTTAAAATCTCCAACTATATTTGCTTGACTAAACAAGAACACAGGATCGGACGGGCGGTCCTGAGAAATGGCAAGACTTCCTGCGCTCCAGTAACCCTGGCAACGCATAACTGAAAGCAAGTTATTGATTGTCCCAAAAGCATCGCTAGGGCTCTGAATGTTGGCATTACAAAGAAATCTCGGCTCAAGGCCGTCAAGCCCATCCGGGACAAGCTCGTTATTGTATTTTGAAGCTGCAAAGAAATCAAACTTACTTAAGCGGGAAGCGTTGCCGGTGAAATTAGCTTTTTCTTGCGGCGTAAGGATGTGATCCCCAAATCCATACCTTGTATCAGTCAACAGATCCCAAAGAATCCAGGCTGGATCAGCACACCATGTGGCAGCAGAAAACGTGCCATCCCAAAAGAAATTTTCCGGGTAAATTACGCGGCCAGTGTCTTGATCAACAGTGGCACCGCTGGGGATGCGAACCTTGACTCCTTTTATGTGGTATTTTCTTCTTGGAATTGAAGAAAATTGCTCTGCATCTACCCTGGTTGCAATAATTGCAGAGTTAGGATATCGCGTTCCTGTCGTTTTTATTTGAGTAAAACTAGCCCAGAAACTTGCGTTTTGCAGCTCCGGCGTGTTTGGGTTCTCATCATTTGTTATTCGCAGCACCGAGACTTCAACAATATCATCGGGGTTGGGGCGGTCTAATTCAAATTCAATATCTCTTTGATAAAGATCGCCGGAACGCCCTTTGATAGTGTCGTCAGCCACTTCCACTCTTGAACCGTTGGCGTATCGAACAAAGAGCTGATGCCTCACGCTTGTGCCGCTGACATCGCCATTCTTTTTATTTTGCCTTTGCAAAACCGGCACGCTAATTGTGACTCTGACACGGTCTACCTCAGAGTCTGTTATTGATCTGACGACATGAACGCCCTTTTTTAGTTCTGTGCCAACACCTACCTCTGTCTCACTGCCAATTGACAAAGGAATGCGAGTTTGCACTTGCGTGCCATTCCTTATGTGAACCTCTGCATCCCCAAAATTGCCTAGCCCCCTAGTACCATCTGCATTCTCCGACTGCAATTTAGTTTCATTGAGAAAGATCGAGGCCCCTCTGTTAACAAGCCCTTCAATTTCTCCCTCCGAAATCAAGTCATAGACATACGCATACTGCCTTGAAACCGTATTGTCCTTTGCCACCTTGGCTTCACGAGGCGGCTTGTTAGCGGAACTGCCACCACCGCCACCGCCCTTGCCTCCACTGCTTCTTCCGCCACCGCCACCTGAGCCAGCAACTCTTAAACCTAGGCCTGCGTTGTGAACGCGAACATTGTTGGCGATAAAAGTGTGACGACCCTCAACCGTTAAGTTGTAAACAGTGCTTTTCCCTAGCGGTTTTTTGCTGACGATTGGACGCAAGTGATTACAAACATCCACCAAGCAGTCGTCTGGGCCAAGCGTTCCAATCTCTACAAACGCATTGAATTGATTCAAGACCCAATGGTTTGGAGTCGCATCTATAAATTCACCACCCCAGAGGTTGTAGCGGCTAACTTCCTCCTGCTCGTGCTTGTGGACCTTAAGAACCTTGCAAGCGGCAATCTTCCCTTTGTCGTCAAAGCTTAAAACTTCTGTTCCTTCTCTTATTTCATCAATCCTAGTTTGACCATTAGGAACAGAAACTAACGTAGAGCCAACAAAGCAGCCTCCTCCACCTCCACCGCCGCCTGAGCCAATAACTGTGTTGTTAGCGTTCATAGCTCAGTACCCCCAGCGTCAAAAACTATAACCTCTCCGCGCAAACTTCCTGGTGGCACCGACGGCGTGATTTTTTTGTTTACAACATCAACGCCAGAGCTAATTACAATGCTTCCAACTAATGTCTTGCCGTAAACGATTGGAACAGGAACGCCTGCACGCGCAACATTCTGAATGCCAGAAAAGCTGAAACTGTTTCTTGGGTCACGAGGGTCGTCGGCCGATCTTTTGCCGGTCGTTGATCCCGAGAAACTTGGCAACTGTGGAATTGGACTTAAGAGCGTTGAAACTCCTGACAGCACAAGCCCAGCGCCCGCAGCTAAAAGCGCAATTGAACCGGTAGCTGTGGCTGCACCAAAGATTCCTACCTTGGCCGCAAAAGCACCTGCGAACGCCGCAGAACCAAAACTTACGGCAGATAAAGCAATCAATGCCACTCCACCAATAATCTGGGCAACCCCAAAACCTGATCCTCCTCCTGCGCCTGTAACCACAGGAACAATTTTTATATCATCATTGCCCACAGGAAAATGCAACTCGTTTTCGGCAAAACTGGTTTCACCGCAAAAGACTTGGTAGCTGTGCTGCCTAATGTGTGTTTCTAGCTTGGGGAAATTAACAAGCAGCATCCTGACCGCTTCCGCAATGCACGATACATCTGCCGTTACAGAACTACGGCCTACAAATTCAGCCAATGGCCCATACAGCTTAATCTTGCGAAGCATGACGCAGCCGCCTACCTGTGCAGGATTGTAGCCAGCCGCCGTAAAGATCTCTACTGCTTAGCCGCCTGCCAAGGTGATGCAAAATCATCCCATCACCAATGTAAACAGCGCAGTGGTTTAGGCCGCTTGCGCCAATCTGCATCAACAAGGCGTCCCCGCGCTTTAAGGTCTCATCGTCTTTCAAGCACCTAAACCCAGTGGCGGACCACGAGCAATCAAACAAAGGCTCTGCATTAAAAGCCTGAAGCGTGGCGGGGCGATCCCAGTCACGAAGCTGTATGCCCTCCAAGGAGTACCAGTCGCGCACCAGTGTCCAGCAATCATGGACGCCCCAGGTCCACTTTCTGCCCACTAGAGGTGCCTTGTACCCGCAAGGAGTGTATTCAGCCCAGTCGCCTGTGCTTGGGTTGTATATGTACCAAGGCAGACCATGCTGCTCTGCCATGGCTTTGTCGGCATCGCTTGGATCCGGGGGCGTTACAGGGTGGCTATGGAAAATCGCTGTAATCTGGCCAGCGTCAGCGGCCTCTGCGTAGTCTTTGGGGTCAAGAACGAAATCATCCTGCGGAAACTCGGCAAGATTGGTGCAGGGCCAATAAACCTCTTTGCCACTGACAACAAGGACAAGTCCAACACACTCACTGGGGGCTTGCTCCTCAGCATGTTGCTTGGCTGTAGAACGCCAACTCATGCGTATTGCGATCCGATAGAAGGGAAGCCTCCAAAGGGTAAATCGCTCTCACCAAAACGGCACTTGCAGCTTTCAAGCTTTTTGCCGCAAACATCTTGAGCCTCATCCACGACAGGCTCATTGTTGATATTGAAAAACTTAAAACTAACGCCGTCTACAACTTTCCCAAGATCTTGGCCTGGCCTGTACCCACACTCAGCAGACTTGTAGACCCATTGGCACATGTTGAGGCATGACCTTTTTGGCGCTCTAACGCCTGCCATATCAAAGGCACTAGCAAGTTCAAACTGCATTATCTCTCGCGTTTCGGAGGACTTGCGATCTACAAAGTAGATCTCTTCGGGGAAAGTTGCTGTTGGATCAGCTGTTGCATTAACTCCACCTTCAAAATTTTCCCCGTCTAAAAATTTCGCGAGCGTTCTGATTCGTGTAAATTTTGCGCCTTCAAGGCCAGCAGGCAGTGTCGCAATTAAGCCTGAAATGACATTGAAAAGGTTGCTGACTGTGATCGTAGGTCTTGGCAAGGAACCAGACCCGTCAAAAGCAAAGCCCTCTACCTTGATTGGCAGCGGAATGTAGCCTTGACCAGCAAAAACAATCGGAACCCCTGTGCCCTCTTGCGTTCCAGGGTGGAAATAGTATTTAATGTCTACGCCATGCTGAGCGGTGTTTAATTCGAGCTGATATAGCTCAATAATCGCAGACGGCGCAGGCTTTTGCAGCTCTCCAAAAATAGCGTCAAGGTTATCACCTTGAACGTAACCAGAGGAGTGATAGCCGCTGAGCGTATAACGCACAATCAAGCACCATCAGTGGCGTAGATTACAGCAAAGCCCAGCACAAGAACATCCGTTATTGCGCTAGATGTGTTGTTCTTGATATTAACCTTGAATCCGGCAGTCCCGTCTGGCTGTCCCTGGAGCAAAACATCCCCAAAATTTCCGCCACTTAAATGATTTAGAACAATGATATTTTTAGCGGAAGCGTTTGGGTAAGGATTAACTACCGTAAACGTGTACCCCGTGTTTGCTGCTAGATCTGCGCCATTAAGTGTAATTTTCCCGCAAGGAACACCAGACGAAAAAGTCACTGTATCCGTTACAACAGGGGGGCTAGAGGACGCTTGAGTTGCGCTGCCGCCTTCTGCAGTAAGCACCCAACCAGCCTTGTCGTCGTTCAAATTGGTGAAGTTGCTGTCCATCTCAGCGTGGGTGAGCGGACTGCCTTTGCCGGAGCGAGTGACGATCGTGGCCATGGCTTACTCGAAAACTTGTCGAAATGATGCTTGAATTGTAGCTCGGTTCAGATAAGGAATCGACTTGCTCCACTTTTCGCATACCCACTTGTAGGCAACCGAAGAGCCTGGAGGCGTCCAGCTGAAGCTTGTGGCATCTTTTGCTCGCGCATCCAGGAAAGCCTCAATGGTGTCAGACTCGGCCTCAGTTATGTTCTCAAAGGAGAGGGTCCAGCTCTTCGGGTTTTGATTGAGACCAAAGCTCAAGCGTTTTTCATAGCCATCATTAAAACGAACCACCTTGGTGTTGGGCTCGCTTGATTTTTGCGCCCCATAATTTGGGGCGATGTTTGGGAAAGTTTCGCTCATCAGCCAGCCAATAGCCCTCCAGGTCGTTTTTGCTTAATCAGTTCTGCCTGAACGGCAGCGCCGAGCATCTTGCCGAGTTGACCTGCTTGGGCAGAATCGCCTTCAACACTAGAGCCAGAGGCATCGACGTTCACAGTTACGTTAGCGCTGCCCATTGCGCTGTTCGGGACAATGTTGCCTTGAGCGCCTGGAACGAACAGCTCAGGCCCACGCTCTCCGACCAAATAAGGCCGGTTGCCGGAAACAGGGCCTCCAATGGCTCGCTGGCCAAACAAAGAACTTCCAATAAATGAAGTGTTTAATCCTGCAGGAGCAGCGCCTGAACCGCCAAAGGCAAAACCTCCGCCTGACATTTTGTAACTCCCGGGGATAGCAAACATGCGAGCGATTCCTAGCGCGATGTATTGGGCAATCATCTGCTGCGCTGTCTGCATCAGCATCTTTGCAATGCTGTTCAAGAAATCAGCAAAGGCTTGCTCCGCTGTTTTCGTTCCATCGACAACGGCAACCATTCCATCGAGCAAACCGCTGGTGAATGCGTCTGCAAATGGCTTGGCCGCTTCAAGCGCTTGGTTGAATTTAAGTTGAGCCTGCTCGGCTGCGTCTAGTTGAGGCAGAAGGCGGTCATAAAGAGCAATTTGTTCTTGCAAGCCTTCCACTCTTTCTTGTGCATCCATTACCCCACTCGCATTACCCACTTCTGAATAACGCAAAATTGCTGCGCGTTCTTTTTCTATTTGATTCGTAAGGCTACGCCTTGCATCTTCTTGCCTACGGATCTGACTAATTCGCAACTCCAGCTGCTGGTCTTGCATTTCATTGCCAGTTGGCCGCAAGTTAGCGTCTTCAATCTGCCTAGTTAAATCTGTGCCTATGCCAGACAAAGTTTGCTTTTGCTCTATAGCAAGCAAATCTTTTTTAAGCTGCAATTCTGTGTATTCTTGGCGCAGAAGCAGTTGCCTTAATTCGTACTCTTTTGCCAAAGTGTCTACTTTTTCCTGAGCAAGGTCTCTGCTTTCTGTAGTAAGAATAATTCTCTGCGCGTCTGCGGTGTAAGCGGCTTGCATATCGTCCAACTCTTTTTGAATTGCTGCTGCTCGGCCTTCAGTTGCTTCAGTTATTTTGTTTTCAATTTCCTGCTGCTTATTGCCTTCTGCGAGCAAATTAGCCTGCAACTGACGACGCTTTTTAAGGCTTTGCTGGAACTTTCGCTCAAACTCTTCTGCTTGTCTATTCTCCTGCTTTCTCGCTTCTAGGCTTAGGCCAAGCAAAGCTAATTTACGCTCCAAATCGCGCACCTCTTTACTTACGCCTTTAGCAATAAGCTCCTGTTCTTTTTTATCAAACTCACGCAAGACTACAGTCTCTGCAAGATTGTATCCCTCTTGAGTTGTTAAATCTAATCCTGCTTCTTTAAGAGCTACTTGCGCTTGCAAAATAGCAACAGTATCAGCGTCTTTTGCAGCCTGCGCTTGCTGAATACCTGCTCTTATCCGAGATTGAGCTGTTAACTCTTTTTCGACTGCTAGCTCTCTTTGACGTAAAATTATTCGGTCTTCAAAAGGTTTCATGTCTTCTTCATAAAAGACCCCACCGCTTTTTTTAATAAAAGACTGCCTAGCTGCTTTAAGTTCTTGAAGTCGAGGGTCTGAAGTGTTAGCGATACCCGCCCTAAGGTCATTGTCTCGGGCTAAATTGTCAATAAATCCACGCAAAAAACCTGTTTTGTTAATCAGCTCAGCTACAGCCGCACTAATTTGACTAAGAGTTACCGCAAACGTATTCCCCAACTCTGCTGATTCTTCACCAAACTGCTTAAGCGCGTCTACACCGCCTTGGCCAATTTGAGTCGCAAGCTGTTCGCTGGCTTCTTTTAAAGCTGCTTCTGCCCCGGCAACTTCTTCTAACTTTTTGATTAGCTTTTCAAACTCTGTTCCACTTTTGCCAGCCGCATTTACTACTGCGTCAAGGTCTGCCGTTAAAGGGTTTAAAGCTTGTCCAAGCCTTGCAATAGCTCCAACTGCTTGGTCAACTTGCCGACCAATAGCACTGCCAAGAATTTGACCGCCAAAGCCGCCTACGCTGCCTAACAGGCCGCCAGTAATTGAGCCCGCTCCACCGCCAAATAACAGCGGGAAGCCAACGCCAAGTGCAGCGCTTCGAAAGCCTTGGCTGCCTTTCTTGCGAGCGGCTGCAACATCACGTTCAGCCTTTTTGCGAGCTTCCGTGCGTCTTTTAAGACGCTGGTCAAACCCTCTCCCATAGTCTTTATCCAGCCTTATAAGATCATCAAAAATTTGCTTATTAAGCTCACCCTTCGCTTTGGCTCTTTTAAGACTTAAATCAAGCTCTGTCCTATCAAATTGTCTAGCAAGTTGTGTGGCTTTTTGATTTGTTTCATCTAAAAGACTTTGGCGTTTTTTAGCCGTGTTAATAACAACATCTTCAACTTTTTTTGCAGCTGCAATAGCTGCCGCCTGTTGAGTCTTTAAATCAGCAACAGGGCCTAATGGCCCTGAAGGTTGATTTAAGCCCATTGCGGCGGCTGACTGCGTTGCCAAAGCTTTTGCCTGAGCAGCGCCTTCACGCATAGCCCCATTAAATTTATTTTGAAGATTTAATTTTTCGTTTAGCTGCTTGGCAGATCTTTCTTCTTGCTCACGCAATTTTTTTCTTAATAAAAGCCTATCTTTTTCAATGTCTAGATTTCGCTCCAACAAGCCCGTAACTTCACTAGCTGCGGCGCTAGAGCCACGACCTGCCTTAAACGCCCCTGGAGCGATTGAAGAAGCTTCAAATGGACCAAGAGGATTTTTATACTGCGTTCCCCCGCGCAACGTGCCGGACTTGCCTTGGTTTCGCACTTCAGCAAGCAGCGCCGCCTGCTCTCTAAGGGCTGCATTCTCAAGGTCTACCGCTTTTGCAAACTCCCTAGCCGATTCAATTGCTCGGCCAGAGCCTAATTGGACATCGTTAAAATTTTTCGCTGCCTTCGCTAGTTCTTTATTAAAATTTGCGACTGAATTAACAACAGTCTTCCCGTTTAAATTGCCAAATAGCTCAAGAGTTTCGTTTACGTTTTTAATTTTTTGGCCAAGCAAATCTGTTTTGTTTGACAGATCTGTAATCGCTTGAGTATTTTTGACCGCAACCGCAATATCTACGTTGTAGTTAGCCACAGCGAAACACGTAGAGTCTTACGCTCCAGTCTACCGCCCTCCCATCGTTCGCGCTCCTCTGCCTGTCTTAGCGTTCTGGATCGCTTTCTCCTGCTGCTCGTTATGCAGCTCGAAGTAAGCAGCCCAGCCGACCAGCTCTTCTTGCGTCAAATCACGCGAAAGCTGGGCAACCGTCATGCCCAGCTCTTTCGCCAAGAAGAAAATAAAATACCAGTCGTTACTTGCTTTTAAGGTCTGCTTTCGCTTCCTCCACCTTATGCTCCGTTCCAGAGTCCAGCATGGCAAGCTGAATCCCTTGGAGGACAGAAGCAGCTACAGCGTTTCTAAGTGCGGCCCGTTCACCATCTTGAAAGAGGCGCTTGCCATCCTCATCCAATGCTTTTTCAATCATCAGACCTAAAGCAAAGTCGTTGCTTTCCCCAGCATCAACTTTTTTCTGGATCGATTCGCGCTCATCAATAGTAAGCGGGTGCCAAAACACCTCAAGCACCACCTCGTCGCCTTCTTTTACCTCGTACTTGTAAAGCTGGCTAACGCCAAACTTGTTCCGAAGCAGTTCGGTGGCCCGCATAAATCAATACCGTTTCGATCAATATACTACACGACTGCAGTAAATTGACAAGAAATGATCCCTAGAAAATGCGCCTTGTCCTCTAGCTCAACAGGGCTTGGCCCGGTAACGTCCATAACCCTTGGGGAGACACTAAACGTATCTGTGTAGCCAGTAGCGTTTACTGAGGTCAAACCATCAATAACAGATTCGCTAACCGCAGACAGCGCCGACGTTCCACCTGATTTTGGGACGTAAACGTTGCACTGGATCACACCGCTGTAATAGTCAGACGCAGCGCCTTGATTTTGCAGCGTTGAACGGTTGAAGTTGACGCTCATGACAACGTATTTTTTAGTCTTACCAGGCGTTGTAAAACGGACGTTGTCATACACCATCGAAACGCTTGAATCAGCTGCCGCAACCGCGTCAGTTACAGCTTTTTCAAAAGCAGCGCGAGCATTTACAAGAGTCATAGCTTAACCACCAAGTTGTTCATAATTAATAGGCGCAACTAAGCGCTGGCCAGTTTGAACAAAAATCCTACCGGCCCTTTTTTCTTGGAATGTGTCTCTAACCAAATCTCTCATTTCGCCCTGGACAAACAAAGCAACATCTGATTTAGGCGAAGCAAGAGCCTGCAAAGCATATTCAGCGGTATTGCCAACATATACAGTCGGTTGTTTTTTGTAGTTGAACGCAGGGATTGGATAACGCGGCTGAATAGTACCCTTGTTCGAACCTCTGTCATATTTTGACCAAGGCTCGGTTTTCTTATCCTTTGCCTGCGGCCTTTGTGTAGACGCCTTCCAACTAGAAGCAAAAAATCCTGTATCTATTGGGCTGAATTGTTTAGAAGACAATTCTCCAACAGTAAGGCCAATCAAAGCATTAAAATCTCTGTTGAGTTGCTGCTCAAGGTCAGTCACAATTTGTCCGATGCCGCGCTTTGCCATCAGAACCGCACCCTCACGATATAAAGATACTCTTGCCCGCCCCTGTAGGTTTCGATGTTCGTTATTTGGGCGGCTTCGCCTAAACCTGCGAACTTAAGCACAATCTCATCCTGCATGGTCGGCTGGTTACCGCCAATTTGCTCTGGTGCAATGTAGATGCGGGCTTGTCGTTCTTCTCTTCCCTCTTCCTCTTCAGACCGGATAAATTCAACTGGGCATTTCAAATCAAAATAAGGACGGTCAAACGTTGTAAACGAGCCTTTAGCAACGTCGTACTTCCCGTCAAACTTTCGCGTGTAATCAATAGTCGTATCAAGGCTGTCGCCAAGCTCTTGAACGATTGACTTGGCTGCAGCTCGAAAAGCTTTGTCTAACGCTCCAGGCATATCAACCTCTCACGGTACGGATTTGGTAGCTGCCGCTCCCGCCAACGCAATAAGCGCCAAGGTAAGACTGGAGCCAAGGATAAACATCAAAGACATTATTGACGGTTCCCGTAGCTTGGCTAGCAGTGTTGTACTCCACTTCCATCTCACCGAGCTTGACGGATTTGTATAACCCCGTATCGCCGGTAGACCCTGTAATTGACTCCGTGTCATTAGCTAATGCGTTAGCTAACTCGTATGTAGCGTATTTAATCTCGTTTGGGATGACAGTGCAAACTAACTCCACTCGATCAACGTGGTAATTGTTGCGCGGCCAATTCAACGCTTGTGATGTGTCACAGCGGTCGCCATAAAACTGCAACGTATCGATCCAGCGGGTGGCTGAGATCAATGCACGGTTTTTGCTGTCGTCGGTCTTGTTGTCCCAGTTGGTGCTGCTTGGGACGGTTTCAAAATACGTGTTGGCTTCAGCCAGGGTCACGTAGCTGTTGGCTGACGCGCTGCTGAGAGTGGCGTTGATCGTGGCAGCCATAGCTGAAAAAAGAAGGTGGCCCCACCTAATGGTAGGGCCTTTACTCTGATCAAGATCAGATGGTGCTGGTGTCCAGCGGGCTGTTGACGGTGACCTGAACCAGAGGGATCAGATCGATGTCATAAGTGGCAGCCCACTTGTTAGCGGTTGCCAGGTTGGCGTTGGTGGGGTTGTCACCAGCGTCAGCCCACTTGGTGCCCATCACGTGATAAGCAGAGTGGTAGTCGACAGAAAGAACGTCCTGCTTCGAGAGCACGTTCCGGTCAGCCTCGATGCGAAGCTCTTGCTGCTGACCTTCCAGGATGGTGCCTGACTTGGTCAAATAGCAATAGAACTCACGCTGGTGGCCGCCAGTGCCAGGAGCCACAGTGTTAACTGCAGGGTCCATGATTACGTTCATACCAGCGAACTCGCCAATAGAACGAGCACCAACGCCAACACCGCCGCCGCCCCAGGTCACGGCACCGCCAGTAGACAGCGCAGAGGTGGAGAAGGTCAGCAGGCCAACCTGATACAGGTAGAAGCCAACAGAAGGGTGGACAACGAGGGTGTCCAGCTCATCGCCACGCTCACCGAGCTTGGAACGGGCTTCTGCCACTGTTGCAGCAGTCAGGAAATTGGCTTCAGCAGCGCCAGAAGCGGCTGCCTTGCCTTTGTCTATGGCGTTGCCAGAAAGAGCAGTGCCAAACAGACCAGCAAGGTGAGAGAACAGACGAGCGCTGTTCAGCTTGTTGATTGCATCTGCAAGCTGGTTGCGGATGTGAAGCATTGGATCTTCACCAGCAGCCAGAACTGCCATGTCATCTACCGCATACGCAAATGCGCGGTGGCAAATTGTGGCGATCTGGGTGCCAGTACCGATCTTTTGAGGGGTCAGGTAGCCAGCGCCGCTGGTTCCCCATGTCGCTGTACCGTCCAGAATCTCTTCCGTTGGTGCGATTGGGTTGAACTCAGGGACTTGAATGCGAGTACCGCCTTCGCGTGAATCGAGAAGAGCGTTACGGACAACAGCGCCAGACTTGATAAACAAGCTGCGCTCTTTGATTGCCTCAGACACGTAGGTGCTGAGAT